GGTCGTCATTCAGACCTACGTCCTGAATGACGACCTCCATCCTGTGCTCGCGGCCCGTTCCGGCGCGGCGTCAACCATCTGTGGCGACTGCAAGCACCAGGGAACCTATGCCGACAACGGCCGCGTCGCCGGTTCGCGCACTTGTTACGTCAATCTGGGTCAGGGTGTTTCGGTGGTTTACTCCGCCTATGCCCGTGGCGTTTACGATGTATGCGCCGAGGCCGATCTGTCAGCCACCTTCGCTGGCCGCCTCATTCGCATGGGCACCTACGGTGACCCGGCCGCCGTTCCGAGCCACATCTGGGATGCCATGCTGTCCCGCTCCAAGGGCCGCACCGGTTACACGCACCAGTGGCGCGCGCCGCATGCCGCATGGCTACAGGCTTACGTCATGGCGAGCGCCGACAGCATTGAAGAGGCGAACGAAGCGCAAGCTGCTGGTTGGCGCACCTTCCGTGTCGCACCGGCGGTTGACTGGGCGAAGCAGTCTGGCGAGTCGCTGTGCCCCGCCAGTGCCGAAGGTGGCAAGGTGACGACGTGTGACCATTGCCTTCTCTGCTCCGGCACGTCCGGCAAGGGCCGCAACAGCATCATGATCCCCGACCACAGCACGCAAGGCCGTGGCGCCAAGCGCCGCGCTGGCGTGACCTTCAGGCGGAACGGGGTGGCGATATGAGCAGCCACCTGTCGAGCGCGGCGCGCTTCTCCCTCGCCTTGCGGGGCCTGCGCTGGGGTCCGCGAGAATTGTCCGAGATGCTGGCCATCAATGAACGAACGATCCGGCGTTGGTTGAGTGGCCAGAACGATCCGCCGCCCGCCTTGCTCGAGTGGCTCGAGCTGCTCGCGGCCTTCGTCAACGCCAATCCGCCACCACCTGGACCCGCCGCCTGACACCACGCCACCACACCAACAGGAGATACCGATATGACCAAGAAACTGAACAAAGCTGACACGAAGTTGTTACTGCGTCAGTTGGTCCTGCCGTGGTGGCGTCAGTGCGCCGCGCAGTTGATCAACGAGGCGCGCCGGTCGATCGCCCGCGAGCAACGCGAGGATGCGTTGGCGACGTCGATGGACAGGCGGGCCGCCAAGGTCGTCTCGCTCATCGCGGAGCGGGACCGCGTGAACAAGAAGCACGCCGCTGAGTTCGAGGCACGCATCGCCGCGTGGCACCGAACCAAGGCATCATCGTTCACGATCGACGATCGGCCCTTCTGGGAAGTTTCCACCTTCCGCGCCCGTCAGGCGCGGCGGCGATCGGAGCACGAAAGCCGGTTTCTGGATCTGGTGTTGTCCGGGGTGCCGGAGGATGACCGACCGATCGGGCACTATCGCGGACCGTCGGAGATTGATGCTCTCTGGGTCCAATCGTTCGAGTCCGCTGGTGAGGCCCCGTGAGCGGCAGCCCTCTCCGCCCCCTGATCCCCGCGCATCAGGCCCTGGAGCGGGAGCAGGCCCCTCCAGAGCCCTCTGCCCTCCCGGCGCCCCCTGAGCGTCTCCAGGCGGCCCTGAGGGCGTTGCGGTGGACGTATGGTACCCTGGCCGTCGAACTACGGACCAGCCCGTCGACCACGCGGAACTGGGGCCTGGGTCGCTCGCCTGTCCCTCCGGCGCTGTTGGCGTGGCTCGAGGGTCTCGCGGCATTCCGCCACGCGCATCCCGCCCCGTCACTGAGGGATCGCGAGTCATGAGCGCGAAACCAAAGCGGGCACGCGGACCCGAGCGGTGGGCCAGGCAGGTGCGCTTCGACATTGAGTTCGCCAGGCGCATGATCCTCGAACAGGGATCATGCGCGACCATCCTGGTGATCCACCTCCCTGGCGATCGGCGCGTCGTCTGCACGCCGCCGCCTGGCCTGGGGAAGGAAACGGTGGCGCTTTACCTGCGCGCGTATTGCGCCGCCCATGACGCTGAGGGCTTCGCTTTCATCACCGAGGCATGGATGCGCGACGTGCCGAGGCGGTTTGGCGAGACCGAGGCCGAACATGATGCGCGGATAGACGCGGTCCCGATCCGTGAGGCCGAGGATCGTGTCGAGATCGTCATGGCGCAGGTTGTCTATCGTGACGGCGACGAACGGCGAACGGCGCATGAGGAGCGGGAGATCATGCGGGACGCGACGGGCAAGGTGACCGGGTTCAGGCCGTTGGACCTGACCGGCGCGAGCGAGGGCCGGTGGGTTGACGTCCTGCTACCCGAACCGCCCACCGCCGAGCAACGCGCGTCCGCCGCCGTGGCGCTTGAGCACCTGTCAGCCATGGGCCTGAACTTCGTTCTGGGTTAATCTCCGTCCGTCGCGGGGCCGCCTCGCGACTGTCACCACGATCCACTCCGACCGCCGCCGCCTTCCCCCTTGGCGGCGGTTTTTTTTGTGTCGAAAACCATCCACCCCACCACCTCCACAGCCATTTCTGAAGTCTTTTCTATAGGGTTCTTGCAGGCACACCCACGTAAGCAATGCGTAACAGGTGGTGGAGGTGGTGGAGGTGGTGTTATGATTGATATGCATACGTTTTTTATTCCACCACCTATACCACCACCTATCTATATATATATACAGGTGGTGGAATTGGCGGTCTTTTTCGGTGATTCCACCACCTTTCTCTGGGCACGAGATATCCGAGACATTTTCCCACCACCTCAATTACGTGCCTCATCACGTGCCTCATCACGTGCCTTCTTTGGGCGGTCGCCAGACCCTGGTGGAGTGGCCTTTTTTTCCACTGGTTTCGGGTGTTGATTCCCAGTGCCGTTCCCACCCGAGGGAGCGAAGGACGGCGCCTGCCCGCATGGAGGCTGCCTTGGTCATCCGTTCCTTTGGCATCCCGATGGCTTCCTCGAGCACTCGGGAGGAGGTTACTGGCTCGACCAGATTGGTCGCGGGGTCGGTGAGCCAACGGACGACCGCTGGCTGCCAGACTTCTTCCGACATGCGGGATTCCGTGGTTTCACTGGCCGCGTTCTGTAAATCCTGGTCATCCAGCCAGAGGTTTTCCCCGCTGTCTTCGCGCGCGGCGGCTTCGGCCCATAATTGATCGCGGTTGACGACCAGCCAGTGGAGATCCACGGACTGGCACGGCACCGGCCACATGCGGCTGTTGCCAGTCTGATCCCGTAGATAGTCGTCACTGTTCGTGGTCCCCGCCAATACGCCCTGGCGTGGCCGGTCGACGAAGTCGCGCCCATGCACTGGCCGGTAATGATCGACCGAACGGGACAGGAACGCCTTGATTGTCTCCACCTCGGTTCTGACCAGGTGCTCGATCTCAGCGAATTCCAGGCACCACAGGCCATGCAGGGCGATGGCGGCATCCCGGTTGGCGAGATCCAGGGGCACCGCGTCGGAAAACCATTCACGGCTGAACAAGGTCAGGAGCGCGGTGCTTTTGCCGATGCGTTGCGGCCCTTCCAGGATCAGCATGGAATCGAATTTACAACCAGGGCAACGCACCCGGCGCACGGCGGCGATCAGGAATTTGGCACCGATGGCCTGGAAATAGCCGTGGCGTTGTCGCCATGCGTCGGTGCCCTGGATCTCGTCGTTGCGGGCGTCGAAGGCGTTCGTCAGCCAGTTGTCCAGCCGTTTGGTTCCGTCCCATTTCAGTGTATCGAGCCAGTCGCGCACGGGATGGAATGGGTGCGACATGGCGGTGACGGCCATCGCGTCGGAGATCGTGTTACGCTGGAACCGGGGTGCCCAGACGCGTTGCATGTAAGCCTGCACCAGCGAGATGTCCTCATCCTGCCAGAAGCGTGGATAGGGTCCTGGCATCAGGAACCCGCTGTCCTCCGATGGCGGCGCCTCGCGCATGAGCATGCGTCGGTCGGTGAACAGGTTATGGCCGAGCGTGCCTCGGAACCTTGGATCGTGCGCCATGATGATCAGCGCGTTGGCCAAGGTCGGGTGGACCTCGCCTTCCCTGGTGTGGTGCAGGCGACCGACCCAGGACGGTTTTGGGGCGGCGGTGATCGGGACCACGTTATCCACCGCATCCGTGGGTGGCGGCTCGTCATCTTCCATCGCCGGCCCCCATGGGATTGCGCCGGCCCGAGCTGATCCCGGAGCGGATGGTGTCGCGTGTCTCCACGTGGTCCAGCCCGGCCTGTCGCGCGGCGCCGTAGAGGGCCTCGACCGCCTCCATCTCGCCGAGCAACCCGGCGCCGATCATCCGGCCGATCTGGTAGGCCCGTCGGTTCAGGGTTTCGTTACGCGACCCCGGCGGCGCGTCGATCACCGCCAGGGCCGCGCGATACAGCCGGCGGCGCGCCTGGTCCGAGGTATCGATCACCACTGCCACCCGCTTTGGTTCGGGCGGCATCTCGACCAGCCTGACCAGCCAGCCCGGCGCGATGGGGGGCGCCACATCCCACGGCGCCCAACCGCGCGCCCATCGGTAGGGCTGGCGGGTCACGATATGGATGGAGGGCGGGATTGTGAGGGACAGCATACCCCGGCGTGGATCGATCCCTGGCGCCGGGTAGCCGGTCCTGCCGATGATCCGCTCGCCATTGTGGCGAAATATCAGCCCGTAACCACCGCCGCCGGAAAGCGAGGTGGGGCGTGGCGGCAAGGCGCCATGGACGGCGACCAGCGCTCGCAACGCCGCGATTCCGTCCGCCGCGTGGGTTGGCCCGGCGGCATCGACATCGAGTCCCCAAAGCCCCGAGGGGCCGAAGATGAGGCGCCAGTTGCAACGCGGATACTCCCGGCACCAACGCGCGATCTGGTTCAGGTCGTCGGTCGCCGCCAGATGCGCGCCGGGATAAGCGGCGGCACGACTGGAACGGGACGTTGGAAACACCTTGAAGCCCACCAGAGCGGCGCGTTCGATGTCTGAAGGGATGGATGCCACCGATCAGGAACCGACCAAGGTCACGGTGTGCGAGGCACGGGTTATGGCGACATACAGTCCCTTCTTGCCTTCGTCCGGCGCGCGTTTGACCCAGTCGCGGAACTCCGGCACGTCGATGAACACATGGCGGAACGTCGAGCCCTGCGCGTTATGCGTGGTCAGCGCGTAAAGTGGCCGCGCGTCGACGAACTCGGCCTTGAAGGCGTGGAAGTCCTCCCACGAGGCGGTATCGCCGATGGCCGCGCGCGCCAGCGTGTCCAGCCGCGCTTTGTGCTCCATCCAGTCGCGGACAATGTGGATATCCACGACATTACCCCCCGCCGAGACCACACGGACCTCCCAGGTTGGAATTTCCAGGTGTTGGCCGGCGGCGATCGACACCACCGTCACTTCTTCGTTGGTCGACAGCACGATTTCCTTGTTGACGACGAGCGGAGTGCGGATCAGCGCGCGTTCGCCGGAAACGAATGGCACCGCCGGATCGTGGCCCAGCCAGCGGCGCACGCGGGCGTTGAACCAGTCCACCCGATCGTTGCGCCAGACCAAATAGCGGAACGTGTCGGGATCACTGACGAAGGCGGCCGATGTGAAGGCGTGCTTCAGCCATGCGTTGACCTCATGGCCTGGATTGAAAATCCCGGTATCGCCAATCCGAAGGGGAGTGGCCCACGACCAATCGGGCACGACGGCCGCCTGGGAGGCGCGCACGACGGCCGAGGCGGCGATGATGGGATTGCCTTCCGCCTGCCGCACGATGCCGCGCAGATGGCTTTCGGGGACCGTGGCGAAGCAGCGGCTGCCGGCCTCGCCCACGGGCGGGAGTTGCGCCGGATCGCCCACGAACACCACGGCGATCTCGGCCAGCCAAAGCTCGATGTGGCGCATCATGGAGGCGTCGAGCATGGACGCCTCATCGATGATGACGAGGTCGGCCACGACCGGCGGTGCTTTGGGGCGGCGGATGAAGACCTGTCGGGCACCTTCGGCTTTTGGCCGCAGGCTCAACAGGGAATGAATGGTGCAGACCGGGATTTTGATACCGGCGGCGCGCAGTTTGCGGCTCAACACCTCGCACGCCTTGTGCGTGGGACCGCAGAGCACGACCTTTTTGGTCCCCCAGCGCGTGGCCAACACCTGGATCAGCGTGGTCTTGCCGGAGCCAGCATGGCCGGTCAGCAGATGTGGCCGGCGCATGATGATCGACGCTTCAATCTCCGCCAGCGCGCGGGCCTGATCCTCGTTCAGCGTGATGCCGAGGGGGCTGGTCTCCGCCGGAGGAGGTGTCTCCGGCGCTTCTTGCTCAACCTCCAACTTCTCTTCGATGGCATCCAGTGTCTCGATCTGAGCAATGGACAGGCGGACGTTCTCGCCATGCTGGTCGATGCGTTCCTGAATATCATCCAGGAACCCCCTTTCCCACGCGGTCAGATAAGGGGAACCAAGTCCTTCCTCGACGATCTGGCTGACGTGCCAAAAATCGTCGAGGGAGCAAAACTCATCCATTGCTATACCGTATCAAAATGGTATGTCATCATCAATATCACCAGCCAGAACCTTTTCCCGTGACGGTACCGGCGCGCGATTGATCGCCGGTGTGCGTTGTCCCGCCGTGGATCGCGCCGCTTCCGTGGCCTCGCGCGGCAGGTAGTCCACTACCTGGTTGCCAGCGCCGTATTGCCCGTTGGCCGGCTTGATCTTCAGCCGCAGGCGCCCAACACGGCTCTCCAGGAAGTCTGGATCGAGCTCACCGTTCTCGTATTGCGAGACCATATCGATGGCCTCGGCCAGATGGCGGGCCTTCCAGGCCCAGTTGTCAGTGCCGAGAACATAATCGAAGACGGTGCGATGCCTGCCGTCGCCAAGCAGGATGTGCAGCGTCAGCTTCAGCATATCGTCGCCTTTGGCGGAGCGTGTGTCCTCCGCCTGATAGATCGAGAAATCGTAATCCCCAGGGGGCAACGGTTCGAATGAAGTCGCGGCCGCCGCCGCTTGTTCGGGTGTGACGGGTTTAACGTGCATGATGGTTTCCTTCCTTTTCAGGCGGACAGACGCGACCTGAGATTTTCGATGACCTTGGCTGCCTTGTCCGCGTCCATTTCGGTCCAGGCCTCGACGCCGGCTTTCTTGAAGACTTTCTCGGCCCAGTCGTCGGGCATTTTCACGATCGACAGCAGCCGGCTCAGTTCGGATATCTGGCCTTCATCGGCGAGCACGATTGGTTTCGCCTCTTGCTCGATGACGATGCGGCCATAGCGTTCGGCGAAGTTCTCGTATGACCACGGGAACATGTCGCCCTCGGGGAACGTCGGCAGGCGCGACTTGCCGATATAGGCATAGCGGCTGGTACCAAGCTTCGCGATGCGAAGCGACAGATGCAGGTCGTACTCAAGCTTATCTTGCGCGTCGGCGCAGTAGCCGATCATTTCGCGCTGCTTCTGGTCGTTCAGGCCCCAGAGGTCTTTCTGATGCGCGATAAAGACCGCGTTCATGTCCAGGCGGTTGATCCATTTGATCAGCGACTGGAATTGCCGCGTGGGCAGTTTCTTGAACGCGCCGAACGCGTCCTTGGCGCCGAGCCGCTCCTGCTCGTCCGACAGCGCCACGTTCCAAAGTTTCGATATCGAGTCGATGACGACGGTGCGATAATTGTGCTGCTCCGTGGCCAGTGCCTGGATCTGATTGATGACCACGTCGAAATCCAGGCTACCCTGATCGGGGCCGAGATAGGCGCCACCGGACGCGCGCAACTTGGCGCGGTAGTGGTCGAGATCAGCGCCGCCCTCGGTGTCGATGTAATAAACGGCGGGGAAATCCAGGCTGACCCAGGTCTTGCCGACCCCAGGAGGACCGTAGACCAGGACCGTGGGGTGTCCGGGCTCGACGGCCTCCGGCTCGACGGCGAGCAGCTTCGACCGGGGTTTCGTGATGGCGTTCATGGCGGTTCTCCTTGACAAATTACGTCAGGCACTATACACCCAACGCAATGCAATAGCAATGCGTGAGAAGCCATTATGAGTGCGAAAAAAACGTTTTCCTTGCGGTTACCCGAGGATTTGCGGATCGAATCGGAGCGTCTGGCCAAGGAAGAGAGCCGGACGCTGACCTCTCTGATCACGCATCTGTTGGCGCGAGAGGTGGCGGTTCGGCGGGCAAAGTCGGGGCGCCAGAACCTCATGGGTCAATCTCGGGCAGCCTGAGCCACGCCCCACGCCGTATCGGTGACGGCCGTTTCGGCAGGCCCATGCGGCTGCGTTGCCCGGCGATGGCGTTGACCGTCGTGCGCATCTCGCGTGCCATCTCCGAGAGCGACAGCCCGCGCGCCGACAACTCCGCCAGCTTCCCACGCGCCTCCCGCGACCATTCCGCGTTTCGCGTGAAACCGTCCAGTTTCGGCGTCTCGACGATCCGATATCGTTTGAACTCAACGCGCGTCAGGCACCCCTCGTCGCACCACTGCTCGATGATCGTCTTGACCCACTCCAGCCCGACGCCCGTAGCGGCCGCGATCTGGCGCGGCGAGGCATGCAGAACGTGGCCCTGGCGATTGGCCTCGATCCAGCCCCACACCCTCTCCCGCGCGTTCATGAGCCGCGCTCCGGTGTCCAGAGATCCAACTGTCGCGATGTGTTATCCAGCTTCCTGATCGTCACGGCGTAACGCGTGGCGCTGGTGCCATCGACGCTGTCCGCCCCGGCCGCCACGGCCATCGCCATGCGGCGTCCGGTGTTCACCCTGGCGACATGGTAGTGGACGGCGTGAGCGGCGCAGAACCGGCCCCAGGCCGCCATCGTGGCCAACTTCCATTCCGTCGAGCCGCCCAGGAAAACACCGACCGAGGGGCCGACCAGCGGTGCGAGGTCGGTCTCGACCATGCCGTCCTGCACCGCGATCAGCACCAAGGGACAAACGGACAGGCAGCGATTAAGCCAGCGAACCGACAATGCCAGCGATGCCAGACCGCCGGCCACGATATCCGGCAGCACGATCCAGCGAGCTCGCGCGCCGAGTTGCTCGATCAGGCGTTCAAACGCATCTCCGTCAAAAGATCGCCCCGCCTGGAAGTCCGACCACGCGCCGTTGTCGAGCACGTAATCGTCGAACCCCTCGGTGCGCCAGACGCCGGCACGCGAAACCAGCAGGCCCCACCCGGCTTCCCGTAAGGCGGTCAGATTGCGGCGTGTGCCGGTGCGAGACGCGTAGCACATCATCGATCGACCCATCGGGTGATCACCCAGGCCACCAGCCACGACAGGGCGACCAACGCGGGCCAGACCAACCACAGGTGATCCCGCGCATTCACGCCGGTAGCTTCCCAGGGGCCAGCCACGTCAGCGCCCGCCGCTTTGGGGCCGTCCGCCGCATCGCCGGCCGCACTGACCTCATGCGTGCCGTCACCACGCCCGCTTCGGCGAGCGGCCAGAAAGCCGCCATGCAGTCGGTTCGATCGGCTGGCGTGATCGTGATCCCGGCGCAGTTTTTGTCGTTTGAGATGATCCCCATGTTCTGTGCGAGGTCGAGGATTGGTTTCACATTGTTATCAATATCGGTTCTCGACGTTCGCGGCACCTCGATGACGATGTTGAAGCGTGAGGTAATCGTCACAAGTCCCACGATCTGCATCTTGACGAGCCACCCGGCTTCGTCTCGCCACGCTTTGTATTCCGGTGTCAGGTCGCGATGGCCACGACGGGTCATTTGCCGCGAGAACATGCGGTTGGCCGATGTTGGGCGTGGAAAGTTAATGACCACGGCAGGCTGTTCGCTCATGGGAAGTTCACCTGGGCAAACTCGCCCCACAGTTCCCTGGCCTTTTCGTCGTAGGCGCGTGCGGCTTCTTCAACGGCGTCAAAGATACCATGATACCGGCCACCAATATTCACGACCCAACGCTTTTCATGAGCACTCACCCCTTTGAACCCGCTTTTGTTATCCTTCCTTCGACGTGAATTTCCGATATTGTATTCTTGCGTGGTCACTCTGAGATTTGATCTGGTGTTGTTCAGCCCGTTTCCGTCCCAGTGATCAACAATCGGGCCGCCATCCTGAGTTCCCATGATAAAGCGATGCATGGCCATCGTGATCTGGCCGCCACCAGGGCGTGGAATATTCCGGATCGCGTATAGCCTGTGGTCGTCGGTGCGAAGCGACCATAAGTGAGGTTCGACAACTGGCAGATCGATGGCGTCTATTGTCGCGATTGCGCCCTTCGTTAGTTCTACCTCGATTGTCCCAGGCACGGGGCCGGGACGGGTCTGCCACTCTCGCCGGTAAATCTTTCCGTCCTTGGCGAGTATTTTCAATCGATTGGCGATGACCGACGCATCGCGCCCGGTTATCGCCGCGATACGGCCCAAGGACATTCCCTCGGATCTCATGCGGAGTATGTCCGCGTCTTCTTGCCGGGTGAACTCACGCCGTTTCACTTCGCCAGCTTCCATCCCGCGTTGAAGCGCGGACCCTCGCCATCGATTGGGGTGTTGCGGAAGCGCGTCCCGTGCCGGATCACCAACGGCGTCACGCAGACCACGACACGAGATAATTTCAACTCCCCCTTTCGCCGGTCGGCCGCTTCCTTCGTTTCGAACGTCTCGCGCTCAATCGGCGGCGTCGGGTCGCCGAACGCGTGCCTGCGAAAGTCCTGCCATGATACTGTCCACATCTCCCGCCTCCCTTAGTGCCGCGTTGCTTTCAGTTCGGCCGTGGCCATCTCCAGCGCTACGCGCAGCCGGGCCATTTCGTTTGTGATCGATCCGGGTGACCACCAGAGCGTGACCCAGCCCAATCGGAGTTCGTTTCGTTGGCATCGAACATCACGCCAGCCCGTGAACTCGACCGCCAGGGTCATTTTTCTCCACGCGCCGCCCGGCGCTCTTCGACGAG